TAAATTTAACTGCTAGGCCAATGATTATGATTAGCGAGATAACGCCAATTATAAGAATTGTTTTTTTATCAAACATTCCCTTACTACTTATTGTCCCCATAATCCACGCATGACTTTCTGATATTGATCATGTACCTTTGAAGTAACCTTAGTGTTGACTGGTATGTCATCATCCCTTGGAGTTATCTTTGATGCTTTATCCTGTAACGATTTCAAAATAGCTTGTTCCTCTGGTGTTAGCATAACTGTTTCCTTAAGGTCTTTTGTCTTACACGTTCCCCCTGTTAGACCACCTTTTCCAAATACACAAAGACTACTATTTTCATTGAATAAGTAACCAACAAATAAGATAACTATAAGAGCCATCCACCCTGCAGTTATAAAATTACGAGTTGCTAAGAAGAATATAACAAAAATAATAGTTCTACGAAACCATGGTTGGTTCAAGAATTTCTCCTGCTCCTTCGAAATTTCCATGGGTAAGAAACGACCACCCAAGTTAATCAAAAAAATAGCAACTGCAAGTGAATAGGGAGAACTTGCTATTTTTGTTAAGCTTGCTTCAAAGGGACCACTCGGTGGGGCCATCGCAGGCGGGGGTCCTGAGAAACTCATCTAGTTCATAGGCATATATTTCTTATACTATTTGTATCATATTTACAATATACATGAGGACTGCCATTCCCGTCATTGCGCCTACACGAGGACACCATTCTGCACCGACCCAAACAATGAACAGTAGTAAGAGCCTCCATATTGGTGAATCCCATAGAGCAACCATGCTAGAAGGGTAGGGTGTCCGGAGAGAAAGTGCCTCAAAAGCATTCCATCCCAATAACCCTAATACTACAGCTATACGTAGAATTACATCGATTAATCCTAATGGGTTGTTTATATCTAATCCATCGGACTCATCCATCTTACTTTATACTAAGGTTCTATTTGTGTGAAGACGAAGAACTTTCAATGCTTGCAGGTCCAGTTGTAGAAGGCGATACAGATACACGACTATCATTACCTTGAACAGCACTTGTTATAATACGATCTGATGAAATAGCAACAGGTCTCTCACCTAGCATTCGTTCAATAAACCATCTATGAGGATTTGAGATAAGTTTAGTATTCTGTTCATTCTTATCGTCTACTGTATCAGAAAACCCTTCAGATGTATCTTTCTTCTGAAGCCGAGCAAATACAATTAAAGATACAACGGCTGCTAAAAGCCCCGTTGGCCAATCTAGAACAACCGAGCACACTAGAGGAAAAATAAAGAATAAAGCTGAGCCAATAGTGTTATCAAGAAAGTCAAATGAGCTCCGGGGTGCTATTCCAGCAAAGGCGCCTGCAACAAGTAATGCTGCAACTGTTAAAATAGTTCCAGGCCATTTCAAAACTGTATGAGTATTTATTAACCATGCTAGGGCACTCATATCCATTTCTTCTTGTGGCGAAGCTTGAACTTGACTGTTAGATCTGGATCTAACATTTGCTTTAGGAGAAGAAGCCATTTATCTATTTGGCCAGTGGATAAATGGTCAAAGAAAAGACATCTTAGAATGTAGATGGAGTTCGCATCCTTACAAGATGCCTTTCCACAGGTTGAATCTTCTAAAGAAAAACGTCGTTCGAAAAAGAAAGAAGGATTTCAAGCATACGAATTGCCTCCTACTGATCCAGATCGTCCGGCTATGAAACGTATGCTTGATATTCCACCTGTTGGAAAAGAAGCTTACACAGATGCTAGCACAGAAAATCAATTCTTAGACCAAAGTTCCCAGTTTGCAAAGAAATCTTCCGTAAATAACTCATTGCCTCCACCAAGATCAGTCCTCAAGCTCGAGAAATTATCAGACAGCCCGAGTTTCTTTGGAGCAGAACCATTCTCAAATCCCAGCGAAGATTCCATGGCTATCTTCAATAATACTGGCACAAATGGGTATATGTTAGATGCTGATTTTACTAAATCATTTGATGAGCCAGGTTTTGGAAAATCTACTGGATCTCCTGTTCCAACCCCTGAACTCCGGCAAAGATGGAAACCCTTGTCTGTAGACCGCATAGACACGTCATTCACTGATACAGGAAAGGGTTCCCAATTTCAGGGATTGAGCACGGAGGATGTTAATGCAATGCGTTCTAAGATTGATATGCTGATGGCCAGACTAGAGGATTTAGAGAACAGAGCTGAAGGTGCCAATCCTCAACTTGAGATGCTTTCCTTCATCATGACTGGTCTTTTCTTAATGTTTGTTCTAGATTTGACAGTGCGTAAGATACGATAGATTGCTTCGCAATCTATGACTATAGATAACTTCGTTATCTATGACGTGAATATAATATCTAAGTCATAGATTTCGTAGAAATCTATTTGTCATAGCTATCGTAGATAGCTATATGAGAAAACTATGGACAGATGGATGTAATTCCTTCTGGCATTTTACCTTTGGAGCTTTAACGTATAAGATACCAATTATTCTTCTGATATTTCTGGTATACCAGCTCTTTGCCAATCAAGGTATCTACGAGAAAAATGTTTCTATAGATCTCTTGGAATACTTTATTGGTCTAACAAGCATGATAGCTGCAGTAAAAACAATGGATTACCTTCCATCAGATGTGTTTACTGAGATAATTCCTGATTTAGTAATGGCGGTGGCTTAGATAGACCTAACCGCAGGTACATATGCTACGCTAACTAAATAGACCGAATAAACTCCCACTTCAAATCCTTACAAATCTTCTCCCAAATCTTATCTTGTGCATACAGTTTATCACGGTTTTTCAGTAAAGGAAAGCAGTGAAGAAAGTCATCAAGATCCAAGAGCTCACATAACTTATAGAGAACATAAGAGTAAGACAAGAAATTCGAGCGCTCAGCTGGACAATGCTTTTGGAAGGATGGCTGGATTTCCTTGAACAAGTAACGCAACTTCTCCTCTGTCTCTCGGTCCATCACTGGAGCAGTGTGACCATTCAACCTAGACAAAATATGAGGAACGTGTTCATAATATGAATTATACTTGAGTTTCTTCAAGATTTCTCTGATTTTGCTGCGGTTCAAGGATGACGGCTGAATCCGTTCTTTCTTAATTTGACCCTGAATGTTCTCAAAGACTTCCTCAGGAATTTCTGTGCTCTCCTTTGCCTGGAACTGAGCCAGCCACTCATTAAAGTGATTAATACGCTTATATGCATAATAAGAAATCTCTCTCGGCGGATCCTTATATGATGGCTTATCTGAGTCCATTAAGATAAGCTTGTGAAAGCCACAGTGAGGGCATGATACTGTGGCATCATTAATGGAAATCTTCATATCTTCGCCACACGCGTCACAAATGAATGACGTATCATTTAGGGAATGCATAGAAGGTCGATTGTAATGAGGATCCATTCTTTGTAAATACTGGTCCAAAAGAGCATCTCTGCGCAAGGTATCTCCACCTTGTTCTTTCATATTTGAATACGAGTTGGAAGGAGTCTGTAGCTTGACCCCACTAATATCTTGCTTGGAAGCATTTTCTAAAGCTTCAAATACACTACCAGGTCTAGCCCTATCAGCAACATGAATTACATTATCTGCCCCACGATTAATGCGATCTTGAATATCATAGTATTGGAACAAAAGATCACCTGTCTGCAAATAATAGTCAAAGACGGCTCCCTTTTCATCCGTGGCATCTAACTTTACTTTTGTCGTCTTGAGTTCCTGTTCAATTCGATATCTCTCAATATCGTTCTGCTCAGCCTTATATGAACTAATGAGGTTTGAATAAGTCTCCTTTAATGATGAAACCTGCTCACTAGTGTCCTTCACCTTTGATAAATAGTGTTGATGGACAGTATCGAGTGTTGTTCTGGCTTCAGGATTTGAACGCTTAGAAGGCCGTATCTTGAAGAAGGGATCACTCATGTACTATAGGATTTCCTGTATAGGTTCTTTAGCCCTGGCTCTAAGTTATGAAGCCGCGGTATATATGGAGTTAGGTCGCTCCGGTATTTACCCAGCCCCTGGCAAAATCTGAATGGACAATTCAACTTAAAAGAGGAAATGTTGAAGAAAAAGCATTAGCAACTGTAAAGGCAGGATACAAATATGAAATCTGGGTATATAGTGATAAGAAGCTTAAGGTAGAGACGAAAATCTATGGCTAAATACGACTTGAAATATCAAGTTTAGTCCTAAAATACTCCCCGGCTGATTCTGGCTATTTTATAAATTTCAGCGGGTTTTTGCAAAGTTCCTGATTTTTTTTCTCTAGCACGTGTATAACAACATGACTGGAGGAGGTCTTATGCAATTGGTCGCCTATGGTGCGCAAGACGTATATCTCACGGGTAACCCCCAAATCACATTCTTCAAGGTGGTCTACCGTCGCCACACGAACTTCGCGATGGAGTCCATTGAGAACCCCTTCAACGGTTCCCCTGGCTTCGGTCGCAAGGTAACGTGCACGATCCAGCGCAACGGTGACTTGATCTACCGCATCTACCTCCAAGCCACACTCCCCAAGGTTACGCTCCAGTCAACGGACGGCTCTGGTGCCCAGTTCCGCTGGCTCAACTGGGTCGGCCACAACTTGGTCAAGAACGTCGAGCTCGAAATCGGTGGACAGCGCATCGACAAGCACTATGGTGACTGGCTC